CGCCATAAAAGGCGCTTACCAGCAGAACAAAACTGTACCCCTAATTGTGGCACCGAGAATTAACGTTCTCGCGAACGCAATCTAAATTGACTTTTATAGCCAATGAAGACAATGCAAAATAAGAATAAAGAAAACCAGTGGTTACCTTCTATAAGGAAGGTCCTTCCAATGATCAATATTCTACATTTGAAAGATTCTCTTGATAATGTAGATAAGTTCTATTGCCTAGTTCAACACCTATTAATGCATAAAGGTGAAGATAGAGCAATCCAAATACTCAAAGAGTATAGGTTAGCCCTGCAGCAGTATGTCTTACGACAACCACTGTCTAGGATTCCTTTTCAGAAAACTGATAAGGACGGATTTCCGAAAGCTATTAGCTTTCTGAAACCAGATAGAACTAATCGGAATCACGTTATGTATTCACTTTCAGTCTTACGACTGATAGAGGAGTTTAGGTGTAAACCTAAATACCTAGTGGATACAATTACTGCTGAATCTGATGCCAAGCGTGAAACGCTTAACAAGATAACAGCGTACATCCGTGGAAATCCAAGAATTTTAAGGGTTTTACCCAAAGAACTTTTGGCTCCACGTCTTATACTTAGTAACAAAGCTGGTCCTTCCGGACCTGCTTCAATTACATGCTTACAAGACCTGAAAGCCTTACGGCAACCAGGAAATGAGGCACTCTATGAATGCATAAGGTCGTATATCAAAGATAAACTACCTCATGTGGACATGGATAAGTATGAGAGCCCTAGTGGAGAGTTTAAACACTCTAAACTAGTTCTACTAAGTGATAAAGCGTGTAAAACACGAGTTATTGCTATAGCAGATTGGTGGTCGAACATATGTCTTTCAGGTATCCATGATACCTTTATGAAAGGCCTACGGAGACTACCAAGCGATGTTACGTATTTCCAAGATAAGATACCAAATTTAGTAATGAATTTGGGACCGAATCTATACAGTTCCGATATGACGGCATTTACTGACCGTTTCCCTCGAGAAATTGAGGTAGAGG